TAGGATCATATGAAATTTTTGTGTGTAATTTTCTTTTCTTGTTGTACTGTTGAGCAACAACTGTTTCTACTGAATACTGTGGCAAGTCAACATTTTTAACAAGCATATTCAATTCGTTTTGATGTTTGTTTTTAAAGTTGCTTAATGTTTTGAAAATTCTTTCTCCGTTAGGGTGTGCTGGACTGTCAGTAATCATTCTGTTTAAAACATTTTGATTTATATTGAATACAACGTGGAAAAGAAATTTTGATTTAGGTGCTAATCTAAAACTGTCATCTACATACAATCTTGCCGCATGAGCAAAATCGCCTAGATTTCCTTTTGGTTCTAGGACTCCGCTTTTTAAGTTATCTAAAAATGGTGTAAGAATATTTGCCATATACTGTATTTATGTATTGTAAAAATGGTGGATCACAGAATAAAAAAGGGGCCTTAGCCCCCTTTCTAAATTTATAAATGCTTACGAAAATTATGCACCGCCGCCTGTAATTAGAGTGTTTGTAGTTCTACCTACTGCTGTTCCTACTCCTGTGCCTTGTGGAGTTTGGATTGCGTTGTCATATCTTAATGATAACGTTACCGTAACTGGTTCGCTTGTTTGGTACGCTAACTGATTGTAGTTTGCTGACTCTATGTAGCAACCATACAATTCAAATGTTTCTAAAACGTTTACAGCATTGGCACCGTTAGCACCGTCTGTAATTTCAATTCTAGTAACAAATTTGTAATCTGAACCTGATGCCGCCGCACTTTGTTCAAAGAAATCGAATTGTTTCTGTAATTGTTCACCAACTAATTTTTGTACGTTGTTTGATACATCTTCTCTTAAAGTTAATGTTACTGCTTCCCATGTGTGTTTACCAGCAAGATATACTTTAGAGTTGTATACGTCTATAGTTGTTGTTTCAAAAGATAAATTAGGTCTTGTAATATCTACCACCTGTTTAGTTAATTCTGTTGTAGGTGTAGAAACACCGAAGTTTTCTAAACTTACTCTAAAACGATACTGTAATTTAGGCATTAACAGACCTTGATTAGAAGCACTCTGGTTACTGTCTAAAGGTACTGTAAGTTTTGATAGTGTAGATATACTCATTTGTTTCTCCTATAATATTTATCTTATTATAATCCTGCTATTTCGCCAGTATTTTTCAATCTTAACGGTATGTAAACGAACTCAACTGCTTTGACTGGTTCAATCGCAATATCTAAGTACAACTCGTTTCTGTCTATTCTTGTAGGTGTGTTGTTTGATTCGTCACACACTACTAGGAAGTCAAAAATTGCTCTGTTACCTACAAGTTCTAGTAATAAACTTTCTGCTTGTGCCTTGATTTCATCTCTTGTGATTTTATCATTTGGCTCAAACACAAATGGTCTTGCAAGTTTGTTTAATTGACTTCTTAGGTAAATTACTAATCTTGATACGTTAATTCTATCTAAAGAACTTGTACCAGCAAATCTAGTTTTTTGTCCGTAGTTGACTAAACCTGCACCTGTAATAAATGTAATTGGGTTAACCTTGTTTGTGTACAACGTGTCTCTTTGACCTTCGTTCAATGCTGTTGATACAAATTCGCCTTCTGCGTTAATGTAACCAGTTGAACTTGCATTTGTAATACCACCTCTTCTTGTACCTGCTGGTGCAAACCATGGGAAAGAAACTTGATCGCTCAATGCAATAGTTCTTAACATCATGTGTGATGCTGGAACTACAATGTTTCTACCAAAGTTGTCTGTTGTGAATCCTGATGGATAAAACACACCTAAGTACGAGTTAGTTGAAACTAAACCGTTGTCATTATCTTCAACTGCTTTGTTTACGTTTGTCGCCCAGTTGGCTAATGAAGTTGAATCAGGAGTTAATCTCATTGGTGAGTCACCAAGTATAAACGCTGATAATCCTCTGTCTGTGTTTAATGTGATCATTTCACCAATCAACTCTGGATAACCTGGAGTTGCCATTATGTTGAATAATCTTGATTCGTCGTCTCTGATTTCTTGGTTGCTTGTTACTAATGCTTGTAAACCTTGTACAACAACTTTTCTTTGTGCTTTTCTTCCGAAAGAACCTGCACCGTCTGTTTGGTTAGCAGACTCAGTTGTCCATCTGTGTGGATAGTAAGCAGACATACTAGCACCACCTTGTCTTAAGTTGGTTGCTGTTGTATCAATACTGTTTCTTACAAATTTCTTAACGTTGAATCCAGAACGTCTTGTGTTGAATAACAAGATACCTTTTGGATATAATGCTGGATCTGGAGCATCTGGATCTAAGAAGTCACTTGATAGTAATTCTGCAATAGTTCCTGTTGGAGCAACTGTTGCCGTTCCACCTGAAGTTCCAAATCTTGCATCTGCAAATAGGACACCGTTTTCAGTAGTTTGATCTGAATTGTCTAGTATTTCCCATTTTAAACTGTTTGCGTTCCATCTGTAAATGTTTGCATATGATTCTAAATCTGCTGTGCTTATCCATAAGTCGTTTGCTACAAGAGCCGTTCCATCTGATTGTGTAGTTGGAGCAGTTGCAGAAACTTGTGGACCTGCTGGATCTGTATTTGCATAAACTCCAGTGTAACCTTTCCATGTTGTACCGTCGTGTACCATGATGTCAGTTTCGTCTACAACTGAACTGTACCATAGTTGTCCGTTTGTAGTTAATGAAGTTACTGCGTTTGCACTTGCAGTATAAGTTAAAATATTCCAGTTACTTGCTCTGAATTGTTTTGGACTTGTTGCGTTTGTTGTTCCTGGCTCAAATCCTAAATTTGTTGAAGCGTTTGTTAAACCAATTGCTTCTATTAAACCATTTGTATCAACAATAACAAACTCACCACCATCGTTGTGTGCGATCACTAATCTGTTTTGTGAATCAACACTTGCTACGACGTTAGTAAATCCTGCACCGTTAATGCCACCTGCAATAACATCTGCGTCTGCTGAGTTATTGTTTGTTGTAACCGTTACAGTAATTGCACTGTTAAGTGCTTCTTGACCTACAATTGATTCTGCAATCGTAAATGATTTACTACCAGCACCTTGACCTGTTGCAACTGCTGATCCTGTAATTGTTGTGTTACCTGAATTTTCTCTTCTGTGGATAATGAAATCTGTTTCAGTTGTTCCGTTACCGTAGTTTATGTAAAGGTTACCAACTGCAATGTTTTTTCCGCCACCCGCTCTGTCTAGATTGTATAATGCACTTTCGTTACTTGCGTAAAGTGGTGCACTTACTTCTTCCCAAAGTTTTGTTGTGCCGTTGAATTTTTTAACACTCCATTTTGCACCTAAGTTTGGATCAGTTGTTTTGAACCATAAAGAACCTGTTGGTCTTGGATTCGTGTCGCCTGATTTGAACGCTGGTACTGAAGTGTGTGGTGCAACTGATACTGCTGGAACATAGTAAGTTCCTGCTGTAATACCTAAAGCAGTTGAGATAGTCATTGTACCATCTGCTATTATTACTTTATTATCATTTGAACCGTTGTAATGAATGTCTAATTTACCACCATTTGCTCTTGCAGATAAACCTGTAACACCAGCACCGTTGATATCTGAAACTATATCTGTTACTGTTGTACCACTTGCTGTGATTGTTGTTCCCGCACTGTTAATAGTGATTGTGAAATTTTGACCACCTGTGATAGTACCTGGAGTACCACCTGCTATTGTTGGTCTTGATGCTACCCAAGCCGCTGTTCCTACTGAAACCCAACTTCCGTCGTATTGTTTGTAGTATGCATCGTTGTTTGTATCTGTAGCCGTAATCGCATAGTCACCAATTGAGCCAACTGAAGTTTTTGGTGCACTTCCTAGTCCTGCTGATAATTGTGTAGTTGATGTGATTACTGTTGGAATTTTGTTTGTGAATGATTGACCACCTGTTACAGTTGCCGCTGAACCATTCCATTCAAATATACCATATCTTGAACTTGCTGTATCAAACCAGTATGTTCCTGATGCTGGATTTGCCGCTGGTGCAGTTGCAGTTGCTTCTAATTGACCTAAGTCAACATCTGCTCTTACAACGTATGCTCTGTTGGCAACACCTAAATATGAATAAGCCGCTTGTAATCCAAACTCATTAGTTTCACCACCATGGATTGGATTATTGCTTGTATCTGTTTTGAATGCTGGATCACCAAACGTTTCTGCTAATTCTCTTTGAGAAGTCATTAAGAAAACTT